CTGGCATATAGTAATATGTGCCAGTGTCGTGATGCTTACATGGCGACTAAACTTGTGTCTAAGGCCAGCTTTTTAAAAACTGGTATAGATTTAAAGTCGGTTGCCTTTACTAAGTTCTCCGAAATGGAGGACCTATGTAAGCAGACGAATGCTCGGTTTAGACGCCTTGATTTTGATCCCTTATATAAAGGATCGAACGTATGGATGTATAATACATTCGTACGTAAAATTTCGAGCGTCTTAGTCGGGTATTCACCTAAAGAGTTTTTTGATGAGGCCAATTGGGGTCCTGGAGTGACCAACCAGATAAAGGGTTGTCTCGCTACAGCTACCAATAAGTTCCAGTTTGAAACTGGGATAACACGCGATCTTTACAGCCTTGTCTCCACCAGCTTGATAGCTGAGTATCCTCTTTGGGCGGCTCACCTTAACGAAGTGGGTTTCCCGAAATTTGAGGTTGGAAATAAGGTAATCACTGTTCCAAAGGACGCCTTCACCGATAGAGTCATAGCTGTAGAACCCGGATTAAATCTCTGGTTTCAGAAAGCTATTGGTTCGATGATTCGGAAGCGTCTTTTGATACATGGGATTGACCTGAACCACCAAGAGGTTAATCAACGACTTGCTCGCTCTTCCAGTAAATCGGGGGAGCTGGCAACCGTCGATTTTTCATCCGCGAGCGATACAATTGCTCGTGATCTAGTTTCTGACTGTATTCCAAGTCATTGGCTAGCTCTAATGGATTCCTGCCGATCACATTTCGGTTTCTTTGAAGACAAGCTCGTTAAGTGGGAGAAGTTCTCCAGTATGGGGAACGGCTTCACCTTCGAGCTTGAGTCACTGATCTTTTATGCAGCAGCTTTTGCTGTTTGTGAGTATCTTAAATTGGATACTTCTGGGATCAGCGTTTATGGGGATGACGTAATTATCCCTAGTGACGCCTTCAAAACCTTTTCGTCTTTTAGTGAGTTCCTAGGCTTCCGTTTGAATAAGGGTAAGAGTTATTACGGCTCTATACCTTTTCGGGAGTCCTGTGGCGCTCATTACTATGACGGCTCCGATATTAAACCAGTCTTTTTTAAGAAGACTGCTCGGACATTGTTGGAATTGTACAGGCAGCTGAACGCGATCAGACGTCTAGCGCATCGTAGAAATTTTCTCTATGGTTGCGATATTCGTCTTAAAAACGCTTGGCTGACTCTCTATAATCGGGTCCCGAAGGATTTACGCATCTTCGGTCCTGAAAGTAAAGGGGATGGTTTCATCTTGAGTAATTTTGATGAAGCTACTCCAGTACGTGCGAAGAATGGTGTCGAAGGACATCATTTTCCGCAGTTCCACGAGATTGCGAAAACGCAATCGTCCGAGGAAGTCGGTCTATTACTTGATCGGCTTCGTAACAGGTCGGAGCAAGAGGGTGGTAATAATTACCCTCTAAGGGACCGAACACGCTTGCACTTTGCCCGTAAGGGTAAGCGCTCGCTAGTGCAACAGTGGTACAATCTTGGGCCTTGGTTTTAAACTAGGCCTTTTCCTGCTCTGCTGGTCTCTTTTGGAGGCC